TACGTAAAGTGTCAACATCAAATTCCAAATCCACTTTTTGACCCACACCGCTAGATGATCTTGTCTTCATAAACTGTATTTGGTATCTTCCTCGTTCCTTCATTGCCCTGGATGTGAATATACCAATCACGTTATCTGCTGTTTGTACCTTAGATAATCCTCCTGCTATGTGCGAATGATCAAATTCAATTTCTTCAACGCTGGCTCTGTTTAACTGAGATGCGGTTGCCATTATCATTTGTGTCTCTGTTGCGAAATTCCTAAGTTCTTCTGACACATACTTGTCTTTGATGAACAAATCTGCCGGACTTACTCTCTTGCTTTTTGGCATCATGAGATCCAGATAATCTATCAATATGCAGTCTATTTTTTTCTTTTGTTTGATTTGTAGTTCCTTTATGTACGCTTTGATATCGTTGACATTGCTACCCGATGGTAGATATTTTATTTGAATACCTCCTGCTTTTTTCTGCAACATTCTCAATTTGGTTTCAACGTTATCGATATCCTTCATGACTTGTCTGGTTGGGACGTTTGCCATCATGGAATCCAACCTCATGGCGCATAACGCCTCGCTCAATTCAAAAGAAATGTAAACACAGTTCAATCCGTTGGTTGCCCAATTTACTGCGAGATTTTGTAAGAACAAACTTTTTCCTGCTCCTGATCCTCCAGCAAATATGTTTAACTCGCCTCTGTTGAATCCACCATAAAGTTTTTTATCGACATTTGGCCATCCTGTAGTGACTTGTCCGTTGGAGTTTTTCAGTGCCTCTAATCTTGCTCTGGGATCTTCGAAGTAATCGGTACCAAGATCTTTTGTGAGGCTTATGCTGACAGCGGCTTTAATCTTATCCTCAACAGGATTGTAGTCTCCCTTTTCTAAAAGATCTGCCGATTCCAATATTGCACGTTCCATCGCTTTGTGTCTTGAAAAATTTTCAAACTCGTCCAATAACCAATTGAAGTGAGAGGGATCCAGGTCTTTTGCTGACTTAAGTTTTATTTCTTGCTTGGCATTGACCTGATCAACGTCGGGCATCAACTTATACTCTTCCGAGTAGTCCTTGAGGAATTCCGCTATGGGTTGAAGTTTTCTCTCAAAATTTTTTGGATCAAATATGTTTTGTGCCCTAGCAAATGATTCTGCATCTGCTAAAAACATCTCTAGGTATAATTTTTGTACGTCAAAACTGTAATCGGTCATTTTCTTATTCCACAATATATTTTACAACATTTGTTTGTTTTTTCATAGTCATAAACTTTGGAAAAAAAGTTTTTGATATCTTCCTGTTCCAATAATGTTTTGGCAGTATATTGTTTAATGTTGAATCTGTTTTCACGTGGATCAAAAATATCCTTGTGTCGGAAACCATAAAGTCCTTGCCAACAACAAGGATAAAAATTACCATTGCTGTCGATATAAAGATTTATTTTAGTTTCTTTTTTTATGCATTTTGGTAAAATTGTATTTACTGCGTTTTCATCCCTGAGTGTTTTTTTCTGCACATGATATGATTGATCCACGTACTTGTCGTCGGGCATCATTTCGGTGTTCCACCACCTGTCGCTTTTCTCTAATCTGAAATGATCAAAACCCGTGTCGACCGAAAGTGACCTAGCCAAATCTATTTGGTGCTGATTGTGTTTGAAAACTATATATTTCCACTCAAGCACACAAGGATAATCCTTTAATGCTTTCACTGCCTCCATGATAGACTGCCAATCACTGTGTTTTCTGTAAATTTTATTTGTGTCCTCGAGACCGTCTATACTAAAGGTCACTTTATCGCTTGAGTCGAGCAACGACCCTAGTTCGTTCCACCAACTGGTTTTCTTATGGCTACCATTGGTCACTATATAAAGATTAGATCCTTGCTCCTTTAGTGCTTTACACAGAGCAATGAATTCAGGATGATATATAGGGTCTCCATTGTTTCCACACATTGTAATTTTCTGAGATTCTCCTGCGAAAAATTTCACCAAGTCGTTTATGTCTATGTCATGATTTTCTCTTTTTTTGAACTTTTCGAAAAACCATGTCCTATCACAAAGTGGACAAGCGAGGGTACATTTACTCGTGGGCTCTATGTGCCAGGTCACCTCAGGCATTCATTTTCCTAGATAGGTCTATTTTAAGTTTTGATGTCTCAGTAGAGTCCAAAATAGATTTAATTGTAAACAGTCGGCCGTATTTTGACACAGCGTCAGCAGGATCTTTAACATCCGTTTCCCATTTAGGAAAAGCAACACTCCAACCAAATTCCATTGCTTGATCTATCAATTTTGATCCAGCCTTGTCTCTGTCGGGTACCACAATTACCTGCCTTGCGAGATTGTCGATGATTTCCTTTTGAGTTTGATTTATTTCTGAACCTAGTATACTTACTCCCGACAATGACAAAGCATCAAACGGTCCTTCTGTGACAATAACAAATTTTCTTGTCCAATCCTGTGCATCTATATTGAACACATAACCCGGTTGCACCTCTGTCCAGTATTTTACTTTTTTGCTGTTATGATCAAACAACCTGCCTGTGTATCCAACAGTGTTTCCCTTCCAATAAAAAGGAATCAACAATCTAACATCAAAGTCTCCAATTTGGTCTGGCGAATACATAAAATTGTACCAATGTGGTTGTATATTTCTGCTGTTTAGATAATTCAATAACATGTCTATTTTCTCATGCTGTTTGTCTGTCAAATCTTTCTTCAGATATTTTTCCAGCCAATGTTCTATACGAAACGAATTTTTTGGAAGTGTCTTATTTTTAAAGTCTATTATTTTTTTGTTTTGTACAGCATTTTCTCCAGACTCCTGATGCCGCATCGCCTCCAGTGATAATTTCCTGATTTGTTCTGTAGACAAACCCAACCACGACATTAGTTGCCTCATCTTGGCATTCAGTTTTCTTCCCACAACGTAACTCGTCTTATAGCCACAGTTGAAACAATGATAAGACAACGTGCCATCTGGTGATGTCATCACTCCTCCTCTTTTACGTTTGTCAGCGCCTTCTCCTTGATAAACACAGCAAGGTGCGTTAAACGATATCCATCCGCTGGGTGTTTTTTTCTTCCCAACAGGCAACGAAGTCAGAATTGTAGATTGAATTAGATTCATTCTTATATTTTATTGTCTAAAGAGTATTTTGTCAACTGTGCCGGTATTACCAACTGAGTTACCATAACTGAATCTCACGTTTTGATAAACTCCATTGAAGTTAGCATATTTTATTTTGTCAGAAGTTGTCAAGTCAATGTTTGTTATGTCAAAATAATCTGAGTCTACAGGTGACGTAGTTACCATCGTGCCCTGTACTTTTACCCTACCTGCAAAATTGGTGCTGTAAACAGCCAAGGTGTGCAGAGCATTATTGTTGTTCTTTCCAGGGTAGGCAGTGATCGCTCCGGAGGTTTTTGCCAATGGTCCTGTGGTATGTGTGAATGATGTAATTTCGGCACTGGCCAAAAACTGAGGAAATGCACCATCCAATAGTTCCAAAGTTCCTGAACTAACATAACTGGTGTCAGCGTAGGTTACTATGGTGCTTCCGTCGGTTTTGATTTCCACAACACTGTATTCGTAAAATTTGTTTTCCAATGCTAGTAAATCTCCATCTGTGATCTCAACCGATGCATTGCCTCTTGAACTTATGGTAGAACCGTCATCTAATATGCTGAGATTCCTGGTTAATACTGCTTTCTTGCTTTCACTGTCAATAACGTTAAATTGGTAGGTCTTGCCCACAATGTTCTGTTTCTTCTGGTCCTCGTTCTTGAACGTGAACGTGATGGGATTTATAACTCCCCTGTATATCTTGAGCCTTCTATCGTACACTTTTGAATTCCTTCCGTGGAAGCCACTTTGGTAAACAATTACCGTGTTCTGAAGTAAATACCTCGATACTGTTTGCATATAACATATTTAACAGTATTTATAGATAGAGCATGAATGAAATTTTTGAAACATTGAAGAAGAAATTCCCTTTTCTTTCTCTTATTAGGAAAGGAGAATTTGAGTTCGTCGGCATTATACAGAATCAAAACGCCAATGTGACGTCGTTTTACGACTATGGTAGGATTATGCTACCAGCAGACAAAATGAAATTTCTAAAGTTGGGTGAAACATGGTGGTGGGAATCCAACCGTAAAATTCCTATCAACATCTTTTTGAAAAATGATTTTCAATATTTCAAAAGCACATTAATCTCTTTGTCCACAAAGGATCTCAAAGTGCTTCATGGTCCGATTGTGAGGCTTGAAGATATCTCAAAGAAAAGAATAAAAAGAAGAACAATACAATTAATGAGACGTCCTATCTCATAACTTCTTCAAAAAAAAACTTCGATTTTTTCTATTGTAACTTATTTCTACGCCACGTGGATGCCAAATAGCCTGCCATTCGGGTAGAAGATCTCGTATCCAAAAATCATTGAATTGTCCTTCTTTGTTCAAAAGAAGCACTGGTCTTTTGATTTTTGATTTTACTAAGTCGGAGAGAAACTTGGACAGTGTGAGATCTGCGGTAAGATGATCTAAGTCTACTATTTTATAGTTTGAATTTTTAGCGATAGTTTTTTTGGTCTGTCTCACTAAAGTTATATTTACCATCGGATATGAGATTCATCTGCACAACAATAACATGGGCATACGCCACCGCATGTGATTTCTTAAAAAAATAAGTGCCATCACTTGGTTTCACCCAAACTTCTTTCAAAATATCTATCCAATCTTTGTGCAGGAGGTATCGTTTTGCTGGCCTTATAATTGCTAACACTGCCGCCAGTTGTTCTATGTTCCTTGGTTGTAATTTGTTGACCAAATCAAAATGGTTGTTCAAATGAAAAAGATTTTTCACCACGTTAATATCTTTTAACATATCCCAATCCGGTTCTCTGATCATAAGTTCAACTAACTCCTGTTCAGATGTTATTTTTTCATAGATGCTTACATTTAAGCAGTCTACCTTGAAGTAACCACGTTTTTCCGCAACCTTGTGATCTAGGCTACAAGTGTTGCTGATAGGATCCATTGGTGCCTCATGGAAATATACTCCTGTCTTGTGTTTTTCCAGTTCTTCTTCTTTGATTATCGAAGCAGGTATACTTTTAAAAAATTTTAGTGCTTTTTCTCGGTCAAAAAAATCTATATCAATATCTGGCATCAGTTCAATTTCCTCTTGTTTGCATTTAAAAATGTTTCAACCCTTGCTTTCGGATCAAATATTTGCAATACTTCTAAAAGTTTCTTGGTTCCTTCTGTGTGTGGGTCTTTATGACTTATACCAGAAACAACTAACTTTTTTAGTTTTCCGTCATCACCTATAACTATGACGCTGTCGCCTGGAGCAATTTCAAATCCTTTGTTTATGTCTTTAGTCTTACTCAATTCTTGCCTCCTTGGCGGTTTCTTGGACAAACAGAACATCGGCAGGATAATTTTTAAACTTGTTGTTCCAAAAATTTGGATCAACAAATCTTTGTACCATCTGTAATTGTTCGTCAGTAAATGATGTTAACATTTTTTTTCCTGCCTTACAACCTAAGATTAACCACGGTGATATTTTACCCGTCAATATGTGTTGTACCGCCCGCGGGGTATTCACTAGCCTAAAATAATCAGACCATTGTACACTTTGTTCGTCCGCCCAGTCCATCATTGTTTGAATGGATCTTCTCAAGGCCGATTCCACAGGTTCCGATTTAAGTGTGTCCACTAGATATGCCTCGTAAAGATCATCTCTGGCCCAATGATCTAGTTTGATCTTGGACAGTATCACATAGTCTATGTATTTTTCGGGATACAACGGATTCACATGCATAATGTATCTGCCAAATTTGACAAATGCGTTATAGTATGAACTTGAACAAAAGTCGTCGTAAGTTTTTGTTTTGGAGGAATTTTGGTGTATCTGATAAAAGCGTTGAAACACCATGAATCCATTTTGAACCCATTTTTCATTTTTTTGTAGGTGTCTCCTTTTTGGTTCACAGACATGTACCTGTAGTGTTCTTTCTCTCTGGAATTTTTTCCCACAATATGTGCATTCGTTAAGATTCGATACCATGGTCCTCTAGTAATTTTTCTAGTTCATTATCTGTAATAATCTTATCCAGTGTTTCTAAATCCTGTTCTTTCATGTTAGGGTAGATTTGTTGCAGTTGTTTTAAACTTTTGTTTGGTATCTTTTTCATTGGTTTCACCCATGGATGAAACTGTTGTTTCAAGGCTCCACACATACTAGTCAACATCCAACAAAGTTTTTTGTGTTTGCTAGAAAGAGTAAAAAGATGTTTGTTCACACATTCGTTCACCATTTCTACGTAGTGTTCTTGATAAAACTTATCTCCTGAAACACTGCTGGCGTATCTCATGATCATATATGGCGAATAAAGTCCTTTTTCGTGGTCGTCTATTCTGTCATAGTAATCTTTGTTCCTGAAGTCGACGGCTTTAAGGCCGTTCCTTAGTTCGAAAAATTTCCTGTTGCTTTTTGTTGTCATATTTTAATCCAAACAATAATGCCATTTTAGCATCTAAAAACGTTATCTTCAACTTATTATTTTTTTTAATCTCCAGTGCTGATAGTTTTAATTTTTCTTGTCGAAGCCATGCAGTGAAGTTCACCAACCAATCCTTGTCAAACCATATAGGGGTGCCATCTATTATAGATACTGGCGCCTCTACAAAGACACATCTACCAGACCGAGCCATAATCAATGATTTCGTTCTGCCGAGAAATATCTTTGACAAAGTAAGCACATTGGGGGTTAGACCCTGATTCTAAAGGCACGGCAAGTATTTGTCCGGATTTGATTTTTGGAAAGTACCATTTGATTTCCTGGTATATGTCTACAATGTCAACTTCTATGAACTCGGGTTTAGAACCCGTTAATGGATTGAATACAAATGATTCAAAACCTCTGTCATTTAAACTGGTTATTGGCAACATAAACAATTCCCCTTGTTCCGCGTCCCCGACTAGCATCTTCCAATCTAGCGGCATTGATATTTTGTATTTTCCTATCTGTAGCACAGCCGCAGGTGCGTTGAAACTTTCTAGAAATATCAATGGTATAAAAAAATAATCTGGGTCATTTGGATTACTATTATCCAAGACTGCAAATCTTAAGTTATCGTCGACATATTCTGGTATCTTTTCTAAGGTGTATGTTTTATTATCTAGTGTAAGGATTTTCATAATCTATTTTTTCTATATTATAAGGATAGTTGGCCTCTTTGTAAAACTTTTTTCTTTGTCCAAGGTGTCTTTTGGCAAATTTACATGAACTGGTTATATCCCATATCTGTACGTTGTCTTTATCTTCCGCTTTCCTGATTCCTCTTCCTATGGATTGTATCACTCTCACGAATGACTTGCCCGGTTCTATGAGAACCAGATTAAAAATCCTAGGAATATTAATGCCAACAGAGGCAACTCCATATGTGGCAATAATAATTTTATTTTTACTAGTAGATACCTCATCATAATGTTCTTTCCTTTCTGGGTTTTTGGTAGAGCCTGATATAAAAACGGATCCCTTCAGTTTCTTTTCTAATGATTCTCCCGCTGATATCCTGTCTACTAATATCAGTGTATTTCCGGAACTGGATATTGTTTCTATTGTTCCGGCCATCCAGTCCATCCTGGTTGAATCGGTGGTGAGCCATTTTAGTTCTTCTTGGTAGTTTTTGAATTCTGGATGATCTTGGGTCTGCAACACATTAACATGACAGTTGGCAAGCACCCCCTTGTCTTGCAGTTCTTTGGCAGGAATTTTGTTGACAACTTCACCTATCGAACATCTTAGTCCATAAAATTCAAAATCTGCTTTTGGCACAGTGCCTGTCAGTCCCCATCTAATTCCGCAGTGTGCGAAAGGACCGGTCAGCATTCTTTTCAACACATCTGCTTTGGCCATGTGTACCTCGTCCACAATGATTGTGTTAACATCTTTTATCGCTTCTAAAAATTCCGTTGTGTGTTCATCCTTGCTTTTTTTCTCTAGAATGTTTAATGATTGCCAAGTTGCGATTGTGTTCTGTCTTCCTAATTCCTTCCTGTCCCCGTAATATACACCTACGTCAAGATTACAGGCAATAAAATCTTCTTCGGTCTGGGTCACTAAACTTTTATTCGGAACTATGGTTAAGGTTCTTCCGTAGTCTTCGACGAGTTTACAGAGAGCCGCTGTGATTATTGTTTTTCCTGCTCCTGTGGCAATTTCTTGAATGCATTGTGGATTTTCTAAAAATTTATTGATTACTGTTGTTTGGTAATCTCTCAATTCTATTGGCTGGCCGGCACACGGATGGTGTTCGGGCCACACTATGTCATTTAACAAGTCCTTGTCAATTTTTGTGAATTCAAAATTATGAGGAGTCCTCTCGTCGACTAACTCAACGTATACTCCTGCGTCTTCCAATATTGGAAGCACTTGGTCAACAAGAGACAGATATGTTGTTCCACCCAATCCAAAAAAACTGACCTTGCCATCCCATCTACCTAACTTTACTGCGGGTAGGTGTCTAGCATAAGGTATCTCGAATTTGAATTCAGAATGGAGCCTTTTCCTGTGTTCCAATGACAGATCTTCAAATTTAACGTTGACTTCGTCTTTTATAACAAGTTTACAAGAACTCATAATTGTGCGGTTTCCAGGATATACTTTCGTTTTTAATTATATAATATATTCTTTTCGCACAATTTTCAACCACTCTTCCTAAAGTTTCTGTTGAGGTCGGCCAATAACTGTAATCAAAAACAGTACAAACACTTTTTGGTATTATTTGGCTTTTCATTAGACTTCGCGGAATCCTTCCCCGTACAAAAATTATTTTAGTCTCTTTGGTAATCTGTTTGCAGGTGCTTGACAACGCCTGTATATCTTTCCATAGGTTGTATAATTCCATCCTATCTGATTCGGGTAGGTTTTCAGGATAAGGATCACCAAAGTATCCTATTTTATCATTCTTAGATTTTCTAAACTCCGGTGCGTCCTCAACAGTGAAGCCCCAAGACACACAAGAATTAGGTATGCCCGCTCCATTGAAAGCCTCATACCATTCCTTTATTTCTTGAATCTCCCTTGAATGATTTAGATTCTGTGCTGTGTGTAACAACAGTGGTAGACTGTTCAGGTCATCTAAAGCACTAACCAATTGTTGTTTGGTCCATTTGTTCCTGTCTAGGTATAGTTCTCTGTTTTTAGAAACTGCTATGCGATCTGTGAGTGTGCTCTTGTCTGTGAAAACAAAGTTGCACATATTGTCTACAGGTAACTCTTTCAATACATCACATTGTTGCCTGAATGTCTTGTGATCATAATTTTGCTTCCACCAGTCTATAAGACTTGTCGAAACATTTTTGAATGTTAGTTGTCCGTTTTCCAACAACACACAAGGTTTTTTGAAATGTAATTTTTCCTGCTTCACCTCATTCTAATCCTCGAGTAGTTCTTCTGTGACAAGTTTAAAATCGTATCTCACAGCAATCAAAACACAGTAGTAAAGTGTGACCTCGGTCTTTTTAATTTTCCATGTTTTACTTTCTCCGTCGTAAATCATTGGCACACGATTTTTCAATTTTTGGCCCTTGAGTGTACGGATTAGATCTATAATTTTTTTTTGATATGGAAATTTCATTTCGAGCCATTCGGAGTCGTTCTCTGTGTATGCTTCAATGCTTTTTGTATAATCAATCACCCTGAACGGTCTGTCAAAAACTGGTTTTTCTAATAGTTGCGTGAGGTCCAGACCCCATTTCATGAACAAAGTATGATAGCGTTTCAGCAGGGCAACTGCCAG